CGATACGCTGTATCAATATATGCTAATAACCAATTTATATTTGAATCGTCTTTTTGTGCACTTCCAGATAAAATTATTTCTGCAATTGCACCCTGTAACCAAGAATCAAACTTTTTTAATTTGTCACCGTCTCTTAAAAAAATAAATTCCTCTTTTTTTAAGGCTTGGGCATTATCCACAAAAATTTTATTTTCTTTCACACTCTCCACAATTAACCTATTTAATTGTTTAAATCTTCGGTTAATTTCTGAAACTGCTTTATTTCTTAAAGTAAGTGTCCGAGTGGGATCGTCACTAACATTACAGCATAACATCAGTCTAGATCGTTGGCGTCTTTGCCTTGATAATCTTTACCCATAATTTCAAAAAATTGTTCAATTGGCATAACTGCATCCGCCCCCTCAGTATTTAAGTATTTTTGCAACGCTGTTGCAACAAGATTAGCATTTTTATAATTTTGTGCGGTATCTTCTGGAATTAAGTTTGGCCATTCAATTTTAAAATCATTTTTGGGAGCTGATAAAACCCCATGCTCAATAAACCAGTTAATTAAAGGTAAAATTATTACATTTTCGCAAAAATCTATCTGCCTATTCATAATATTTTCTTTGAAATTGTTTTCGTCTTGGGTACTTGCCAGATTCCCTGCCTCACTGCCTAATAATATACGCATAGGAATTTTTGACGCACACGAAATACATTTCATTATCATATTAAAATGGTTCTCTGGATTAGCCACATCAAAATTTATTGGTTTAGCTTCGATCCCTTTAGTTTTCAAGAATCGTGTTAAACTATTTGAAAAATCTTGTAAATGTGATTCTAAATCTTTCGCACTGTCTTCTGTGAAGTTAGTATCTGCACTACTCTCAAGGCTAAATCCCCCTCGGCCGTTAAGCCAAAACATCTCAGATCCGCCACCTTTTACTTTCGTAAGGTCAATTAAATCATTATACACTTTCTGTAATCGTGGTTGACCTATAACGTCATTTTCTAGGGGATTCTCAACAATGTGAATAATTCGGGAATGGTGTACTTTTGTTTGTCTTCCTTTCATTACCTTGTTAGCTGTGCTTAATGATTCGGGTGCATAATCTCCGCTATTGATTGTATACATTAACGGTAATCCATATCTAGGTGAATTTATATTCTCATCATATTCATCAATTACTGCGTTTCTGCTACTTTTAGGTGAAATGTATAATATATCATTAATATTAATGTTACCCTCTAGCGGTTCACTAGGTTTCTTCCCATCAGCAACGCCAATATATAAAACACCATAATCACCTAACCCTGTTAATATATCCGCACGCTTTAACTTGTTGACTATTTTTAAACGTGTGTTCTTAAAAAGTTCTTTTGTTTCTTTTTCAAAAATACTATCTTTTGCTTCTGTTTCGGTTTCAATAATTTTAAATTTACTTTTCCAACAATATTCGGGGTATGTTTCAATTAATCTGCTACCGATACTATCACGTTTATAATAGGCTAGGTAATTATCAAAATTAATTTGGTCTGGATAACCAAATTGTTTAAAATAATTTCTATTCCCCTTGTGAGATGACATTAAAAACCCAAAATTGTTTAGTCGGCTAGAAGTTATACTATTATTAGTTTTAATATTCTCTTGATTTTTTACCTGATTCTTTAATAGTTTATTCTCAGCTCTTAACTGCCTTTCATTTTTAGATTGCGTCACTTAAAAAATCCTTTTTAGTTTATAAACTAAATAATAAAACAAAATTAAACACAAAGTCAATTTTTAAAACGTCCCAGCCACTTTCTTAGGTTGCATCAACGCAATCTGGACAGCATCAAGCAATACATCCACTTGGTCATCGTGTTTATGCGTCATCAACGGCGTAAAACTGCGTAACTCCATTTTAAAATCATGGATAAAACTTGCTTTTTCGGGCAAAAAAACCTTACCAGTCACTAAATACGGCAATGCATCTTGCGCCCTTGTGAATTTGTCTTTATTTCTTTGTACTGCAATAATATTCATATCATTTTTTAAATTCTGGATCATATCAGTTCCACTTGATTTATCCTCAATATAAACATACCTCATGTTTCCTATTTGATTTGTTGTGGTTTTGTGTTTTTCGTGAAACTCAATAAATACACGTTTTAAGTCTGGACTTTCCCATCGTCCACACACTAAATCAATTAAATATAAATTATTATTTTTAACACCCCAGCACGCAATAGCTGATCTGTCATTATGTTCTTTTGTTTTCTGGGCTGTATCGGCCGTTATAAATTTATACTCAAATGATGTTTGAATATTGTTTGGCCAATAATTAAAAAACTCGTCTTTAAATATCCCCCCCCCTAACGGTGCAGGACTTTGGTACAATTGACTAGCTGTTGAGTATGGGTGCGATTTTTTCATCATCTCTAAATCTTCGAGAGTGTGTTTATATGGCCACAAAGCCCCATTGTCTAGATTATGTTCAATCGGGATTCCGTAGGGGTAAATATCATAATTATATATCTTTGATTCGTCTGTGATCTCACAAGGTAAACAAAGATGATGCCATTTTTCACCCGTTCCCCCCCTTAATAAAAACCCTGTTGAGTCATCTTCGTGTAATCGTTGCATGACAAAAATTACAGGTACATCTTTGTGAGCTAATCGGCTCATAAATGTATCATTAATCTGGTGATTTACTTTATCTCTTACCACATCACTATAGGCATCTTGTGGCTTTATGGGATCATCAACGATTAACGCACCAGTGAAACCCTCTTTCATTAATCCCGCACCAAACCCTGTAATCGTTCCCCCACTAGATACAGCTAATAATCCCCCATCATGCCCTTCAATACGCCATGATTTCTTAGATTTACTATCTTTCTTAAACTCTAAATTAAATAAACTTTTATATGATTCGTGAGCAATTAAATCTTTAATTATCATACTGTTTTTTAATGCCAAGCTATCGGCATAGCTTGCATGAATAAATTCACTACTTGGATTAATTGCAAAACCATTGGCAATAAAAGAAATTACCACCTGTTCAGTTTTTGTATATCTTGGTGCGATATTAACTATTAATCGTTTTATCTCCCCTCTAAACACTCTATCCAGTGTTTGCCCGATTAGATAATGATGACGATTAAGGATCATTTTCTGTTTTTTTCGTTGATAAAAAAAGTACCGCGTAAACGCTAAACTATTATTAAGTAACGTCTCCCTAAGTAACGCTTTTTCAATACTGGTCATTGAACTTTTTGAAAAACTTTTGTAAATCTTTGTCGCTTACGTTTAATTCGGGAGCTGGATTATTAACATTAATTGTATTTACTGTTTCTTTTGATCCACTAATTAACGTGGAAATCATCTTTAAAGCATCATTCGCCCCTTTTGAGTCCACTTTATATTCACCTGTATGATGCCCTTTGTTGTCAATAATCGGCTGTTTAAGCATACACTTATGATATATATCAAGTAAATGTAACACTATTGCATTTTCATTCACAAATATGGTTTTAATTTGTTCTTGGCGTAATACTAAATATTCCCCCACCAAATTATTATTAAGTATTTCCTCATTAATGTTGTTAAGATACGTTTCTTGGGGGGATATACTACCGTAAGGTGAGCTACTATTTTTTAAATGTGTTTCACAAAATGTTAATTCCTCATCAGTTAAAAGTTTTTTAATTTCCAAAACTTTTTGAGTTAATTTATTTGCTTGTGATTGTAATTTACTTTTTTTTGCCATGTTTGAAATTCTCTATAAAACTACATATTTTAGTTTGTGTTATTATTACCTCGTTTTGGGTATCTTTTATCTCTTTTAAATCGTCCTTAATTGATAAGGGCGCTTCTTTTTCAATCATTCGGGATACTTCTTTACGTGTAGGCCGTTGCCTCAACTCGTAAAAGTGACTAGGTGCTCCACCTATTAATATGGATATCGTGCTTATTGCTATATAATGCCATATATCATCCATTACCTAGTTACTCCCTTTATCTTTTCAATTGTACGAAAAGCCCCTAAACCCAGCAAAACATAAATAAGCTCTTTCGTTTCATTGAATTGATTGTATGGTAATTGTGGTAATGTGTCATTACATAATACCATTATATAATTAATAACATCTTTAATAATTAAGTTATAGGCTAGGTTAATACCACATATCCAACCAATTAACGGCCTCCATCCACTCATAAAAAAGTTTTTGTTTAACGCTTCAATTTTTGTAACTTCCGCATTAATAACCTCAGATTTATCTTTGATTGCTTCAATTAATTGATTTTTGTTTAACCGTTGATTCTTTTTAGAATAAACTACGCCTAAAACAGAATTAATCAAGGTAGGTAATACCGATACTATACTAATACCCATAATACCACTCTGTATATCTATCACGATCAATATCAAGGTGTATATAATGATTACCTACACCTAACCCAATAAATCTATCGGTTTCTTTTCCAAAATTATTATCAATTAAAAAATTATAATACTTAGCAGAGTTAACATAATTTAAAATAACCTCTTTCAATTCATCGCCTGTATAATATTCTGTATTACTTTTTTTCGATGCAATATCCACAGCCCTTAAGTAAGGCTTGTTATGCTGTGCCAAATGTCTTGAATTAAATGGTATACATTCAATTAATGGCTTATAACTTAACCCATTTTCTAGCGTATTTATTTTATTTTCATCACTTAAACTTTTATAAATTAAATAATGCGTCATGAAATCTCTGCTAGAATCGGTTATAATTACGCTAGTACCAAGTTTATCTCTTAATGTCTGCAATATCGCTAACAAGCGTAAATCGGGCATCACATAATTAAATTCTGACAACCAAAAATTTTTACTAATTTTTAAATTTTCTTTTTTCATCTTCTTAATTTTAACACACTAAAATTAATTTTTGCTAATTATACAAAAATACATTATTATAATGTATACGTCTTAATAGCTTATTTTTGGTTTAGTCCCCCTTTTCCAGAGATAGGCTTTTTAAGATAATTTATATATAAATTGCACTTCTTATCAATTTGCAAAAAGATGTAATTTCATCAGAAATTACAAGATTACATCGGCATAATTTTGTGCTTAGCTTTTCCATTTTGTAATTTCTGCCGATTTTCTGAAATTACAAAAAATGTGACGTAGCGTCTAATTTTCTTAATTAAACACTGTTTTGTAATTTTTAAATTTTTTTAGAAATTACATTTCTTTTCAATTTTGTACTTAATTAACAGGATGTAATCTTGTAATCTTGTAATTTCACTTTGAAGTAAAAATTCAAAAATCAAAAAAAAAATTCCTTAAATTACAAAAGCCAAATTACAAGATTACAAGGTTACAAATGGCTATTTTTGCATTTCCTTATACAAAAATAATATATAAATTACTCAGTTGCTAATTGTGTAAAAAAGTGGGGTTTTTTCTTTTATATTTCTCTAATAATTTTTAAAATTATATCATCATGATCGCTTTTAGCTTTGTTTATACAATAATTTAAATATGTATAAATACGAGAATTGTTTTCAAGTACTATAGTTTCAAATATTAAAGGTTTGTCTGGATCCCTATCATAACAATCATACAAATTACAAACATAAGGTAAACATACAGTAGACACCACATATTCTTTTTCGCCATGAATTAGCGAATTAAAAGCTAAATTAAACTTATCGTATTTGATAGCATCTTTCCCCCGATTATTTTGGGAATTATACTTAATATTATACAATGTTTTTTTTGCGAAGTAAAGTATATAATTCCCATTATTTTTATTAAGAAACTTACGGTATTGTGTTTTATCGCATTGTATAACTGTGTCTGTTGCTTTGTCATACCAATAATAATCATCATTTAATTTATTCATAACTCAACCTCACTTAAAAAATCTTCAATATTACTAAAAAACAACTATAAAGCAATAAAAGAATAACAATATAAAGTAATAAAAGAATAACAATAATAATAAAATTTACAAGTGGATCGTCTACACCAGTATATTCTCTATACTCATTTAAATCTTTGCATTTATTAATTATTCCACTCATAACTTACACCCTTTTATAGCCTCTAAATTTTCTTTTATTAATGTTATTTTCGCATATTGAAGATTAGCCCCTTGAAAATTCCCCTCTTGAAGATTCGCATACAAAAGATTAGCCCCTTGAAAATTCCCCTCCACAAGATTAGACCTGTATAGATTAGCTAATTGAAGATTAGCCTTGTATAGATCAACCTTGTATAATATAGCTCCTATAAGATTAGCCTTGTATAGATTCCCCTCTTTAAGATTAGCT